ATAGTAATATATTTAAGCTATTTATAGTAATAGACTATTACTATAACAAATATAATAATAATAATATAACTAAAGAAGAATTAGAGTTAGCTTATAATTCTAATTATTTACTTAAAGACTCTGAAAGAAAAGAACTATCCGATCTCTTAGATCGTGTCTTATCAGCTGAACTACCTAACCCTGATGCAGTCGTCACTCTGCTTGAAGAGCATCGTAGACGCTGCTTAGCTGGAGACTTAGCTAGACTAGCATTAGATGTCGAAGATGGTAAGAGTGATGTCAAAGAACTTATGGATAAGTTTACAGAGTTTGAACATCAAGAGGTTACATCTGATGAACCTACAGCTATTGAGCTTAACTTAAGTAATCTACATACATCTCAAGTAGCTACACCTGGTCTAAGATGGAGACTAAACTTTCTTAACCAGTCACTAGGTTCGCTACGCAAAGGTGACTTTGGATTTGTATTCGCTAGACCTGAGACGGGTAAGACTACCTTCTTAGCTAGTGAGATATCCAAGATGATTGAACAAACAGATGGTGATATCATTTGGTTTAACAACGAAGAGCAAGGTAACAAAGTCGCTATTCGGTGTTACCAAGCTGTACTTGGGGTAACAGCCGAACAGCTCTTTAATGACATTGAAAGAAATCAAGCTTTGTTTGAAACTAAAACAGGTAGCAGGTTAAAGATATATGACTTTGAAGATTCATCTAGAGCTTCACGCATAGATGCTATTCTCAAACAATCTAATCCTGCATTGATTATCTTTGACCAGATCGATAAGATCAAAGGGTTCAAGCATGATCGTAATGATCTAGAACTCAAACAGATTTACCAATGGGCTCGAGAGATAGCTAAGAATTATGCACCAGTTATAGCAATCTGTCAGGCTAGTGGTGAAGCAGAAGGAAAACTATGGCTAACTATGGACATGGTTGACAGCAGTAAAACTGCTAAACAAGGAGAAGCTGACTGGATACTAGGTATTGGTAAAGAACAAGATAACTCTAGTCGTTATAGATATTTAAATATCACTAAGAATAAACTACTAGGTGACTCAGATACATTACCAGAACTACGACACGGTTCAGCTCAAGTTATGATGAAAGCGGAGATAGCAAGATATGAAGATTTGTGATGCAACAGTACAAGATATTTTAGATTTTGATGATAGCATTTCAGTAGAAGATGCAGAAGACCTATTGCTTTATTCTTCACAAGATGATACAATAGAAGAAGCTATTGATAAATTTTATGGAGAACCGCGAGGAGAATGCGCCCTTTAATCATTGATGTTGAAACAACAATATCTAACAAAGGTAATCCCTTTGATAGAACTAATAAACTTTGCTATGTAGGAACTAACCATGGACTCTATCCGATTGAATATTCTAATGATCCGTATAGGAGTAACCTTGACGAAATTCAGAATCAGATTAATGCTGCTGAGATTATCGTTGGTTTCAATATTAAATTCGATTTACATTGGCTTAAAAACTATAAGATAAACTTCGAAGGTAAAAGAGTATGGGATTGTCAGTTGGTACACTACATCTTAACTAACCAGACTGAGATGTTCCCTAGTCTTAACCATGTGTGTAAACATTATGACTTTGAAACTAAAATGGATGTTGTCTCAGAAGAGTATTGGAAAAATAAAATCAATACTACTGACATTCCTGAAGAGATTCTTAGAGAGTATTTAGCACAAGATATTAAACTAACACAGCAAGTTTATGACATACAAGTTAAACAGCTTGAAGCTTTACCGCATCTTAAGAGACTTGTTAGCTTACACAATCAGGACTTATTAGTCTTACAAGATATGGAGTATAGTGGTCTTTTATATGACGTGGTAAAGAGTAAACTTAAAGGAGACGGATTAGAAGATGAACTTATTAAGATTGATGAATGGTTGTTTCAGTATCATCAGTGCCCTGATTTCAATCCCAATAGTACTGATCACCTTAGTGCTTTCCTCTATGGTGGGACTATTGGCCTTAAACGGAGAGTGGTTGTTGGGACATTTAAGACAGGCACTAGGGCAGGTCAACCCAAAGAACGTTGGGAAGATTATACCGTAAGCTTTAAACGATTAGTTAATCCACTAAAAGGATCTGAGTTAATGAAAGAAGGGTTATACTCTACAGATGAGAATACCCTTAGATCTTTACGAGGAACTAAACAAGCTAAGGAGATCATAGAGACTTTGTTATTCCGATCCACAATTGAGAAAAGACTATCCACATACTATCGTGGTTTAGTTAAATTGATTGAAGATCATAACTGGGATAAAGGAACTATCTTTGGTCAACTTCATCAGAGTGCTACAAGAACAGGTAGACTATCATCTAGTAAACCTAATCTACAGAACTTTGATGGAGAAATAAAAGAACTATTTGGATCTAGATATGCTACTGCAAGCTGACGCAAAACAATTAGAATGGGTTGGTGCTACATACTTATCTCAAGATCAAGTAGCTTTAAAGGAGATATGGGATAGTGTTGACCAGCATTCTGATAATCAAACTCGTTTTGGTTTACCCTCTCGCCTCGTTGCTAAGACATTTGTTTTCCGTCTCATATATGGTGGCAGTGCCTATAGCTATGCTAATGATCCTAACTTCAGGGATATAGGTAACGAGAAGTTTTGGCAAGGGGTCATAGATCAATTCTATGATAAGTACAAAGGTCTTCGAGATTGGCATAAGAAGATTGTAGATGATGTTAAACGAGATGGGTATCTACGGATGCCTACAGGTAGAACATACTACTATGAACCTGACCTTAAATATAATAGGGCTGAATGGCCACGCACCAAGATCCTTAACTATCCAGTGCAAGGACTTGGCGCTGACCTAATGGCTATAGCTAGGGTTAGTTTACGAAATAGATTAAAAGAAAAGGAAGGAGTAACACTTGTTAATACAGTACATGATTCAATAATACTTGACTTTGATCCTAAAATATGGGATAATAATAGTATAGTCAATTTAGTTGACAAATGTTTTAATGATATACCAGCAAACTTTAAGAAGTTGTTTGGTAAAGACTTCAATTTACCTATGAGAGTTGAATGTCAAATTGGCCCCACTTGGGGAAATATGGAGGTAGTACATGCAAGTAACCGTGATTGATGTAGCACAAGAAACCCTATCAGCTAAAAATGGTAGAACATTCCAACAATTAGTTGTATCTTACAAGAACGATAAAGGTATGGCTCAAGCTAAAAAGCTAGTGTCATTTGCAAACCCTGATCTATTCAAAGCTGCTAAGTCTTGGACTAAAGATCAGATCATCAATGTCAAGACAGTTAAGAATGAAAAGACTGGTTATTGGGATTGGGTAGGACTAGAAGGAGAAGCCGTGGCAACATCTAAAGAATCAGCAACACCAACAAGAGTAACTGGATCTAACTATGAAACTAAGGAAGAACGTGCAGCTAGACAGGTATATATTATCCGTCAATCCTCATTAGCTACAGCTGTAGACTTACTTGGTCAAGGTGCTTCAACAGATACAGTTATTGAAACAGCTAAAGTATTTGAAGCTTATGTACTTGGTAACCCAGGTTCATTTGATGATTTAACTGACGATATTCCTGAGTAGGAGATAGTATGAAAAAGTGGGAAGTCTGGATTGTAAGGGCATTGTTAGCCTCTGGAATTATATTATGTTTACTTTCATGGTCATTGTTCTTTGCCAGACTTGACGCTAAAGAGTTAAAGTATTTACACTATCGTTATAATGATAATGTAGTTATTACTCTATCAAATGTAGATTGTATGATACCTGAGATAAAAGATTTATATCCTTGGGCTGCAATAGCTACACGAGTAGATGGTAATAGATTGATTGCATGTTACAAAGGCGAGGGAGATATGATTGAGATTCAATGGTATAAAGGTGATAAGTCTGTCTTCCCTGCTAATGTATTCTTGGTAGATCCTAATCAAGATAAATCTTATAAGAAAGTGATACCTAATAGTTAATGCAAGCTCTTATTGATCAAGACTTACTGTGCTATAGATGTGCTGCTAGTGCCGAGAATGATGACCTCGGCATTGCCATATATAGGATAGATGAATTATTAGATAACATTCTTAATAAGACTGAGGCTACTAGTTATAGAGCATTCTTAACTAGCTCATCTAATTTTAGAAAACAAATATACCCTGAGTATAAAGCTAATCGTACTCAGCCTAAACCTAGGCATCTAAGAGATCTGCAAGTATATAGCTTAGAGAAACTTAATGCTGAATATGCACCTGATGGATTAGAAGCTGATGATGCTTTAGCTATTAATCAAACAGAAGATACTGTTATATGTTCTCTTGATAAAGATCTATTGCAAGTACCTGGTCACCACTTCTCTTGGGAGATTAATGGTAAGGGTTGGTCTAGACCTGATACGTTCATAGAACAAACAGAATTAGAAGGCTTAAGATTATTCTATAAACAATGTCTTAAAGGTGATACCTCAGATAATGTTAAAGGTATAGAAGGTTTAGGTGAAAAGAAAGCAGCTAAGATACTTGCCGATTGTTCATCTCATTTAGAAATGTTTAACATTGTAAGAGATCTGTATGGAAACGATGATGAGTTTATCATGAACGCATCTGTACTTTGGATTCTTAGATCATTAGATGACAACTGGAAGGATAGGTTTGATGCCCTCATTCAAGAGTAAGTTAGAAGAAAAGGTATGGGCAGTCTTAAAGAAAAACTTTCCAAGTGTTAAGTATGAACCTAATAAGTTTAAGTTTATACAACCTGAAATAGAAAGAACTTATATACCTGATTTCAAGACAGGTCGTAGTAATATATTCCTCGAAGCCAAGGGTAAGTTAGACTTAGAAACAAGAAAGAAAATGATCTGGTTTAGGGATTCTAATCCTACTATCAGAATTATATTCTTATTTCAGAACCCTGATAATAAGATTACTAAACGAAGTAAAACAACCTATGCTATGTGGGCTACTGACAATGGCTTTGAATGGCTAGACTTTAGAAAGGATTGGCTTAATGCTTATAAGCAACTGTGTAAAAAATGAAGATGGTAGTTATGACTTTGACTTCCATGTAGATAATAATGAGGCTTCATTCCTCATGGACCATGCTATTAAAGATCTAATTCACCATGGTATTATTCAAGTGAACTTAGAAGAAGCAGAACAAGAGTTTGCAATTCATAAAGAAAGCGGAGGAGCAGTACAATGATTCAATTAAGATTTTTAAAAGAGGGTAATAGCCCTTTCCTATTACAGTATAGACATAACTTTATTCTATTCTCTACACGATGGAAGGCAGTTAAAACGGAGTTTAATTAACATGAGTAAAATTCTTTTATTAGATATTGAGATGGCCCCTAACGTAGCACACGTATGGGGTATATGGGATCAGAACATTGGTATCAATCAATTGCAAGAGTCTTCGTATGTCATGTGTTATGCAGCTAAATGGCTAGGTGATAAGAAGATGGTATTTGATTCTGTTAAGAAGTCTGGTGATAAAAAAATGTTAGAAGGTATTCACAAGCTTCTTGATGAGGCAGATGCAGTTATACACTACAATGGTAAGAGATTTGATATACCATCTCTTAATAAAGAATTTTTACTACATGGTATGCATCCACCCGCACCCTTTAAAGAGATTGATCTTCTTACAGTAGCTAAAGGTAGGTTTAGATTTGTATCTAACAAGCTAGATTATGTGGCTCAACAGCTAGGTTTAGGTAAGAAGACTGAACATAGTGGTCATGAACTATGGGTACAATGTATGGCAGGTATCCCTAAAGCTTGGAAGATTATGGAAGAGTACAACCGTAATGATGTTATCCTTCTTGAGAAAGTATATAACAAGTTTAAACCTTGGATTAAAAATCACCTTAATCGTAATCTTGTAGAGGGTACAGATCTATGTTGTCCTACTTGTGCTTCTAAGAATTTCCAGCGAAGAGGGTATAACATGACTTCGGCAGGCAAATATCAACGTTATCAATGCCGTAGCTGTGGTAATTGGTTCAGAGATAACAAGAACCTAAAAGAAAAAGGACAGTTAAGGATGATTAATGTATGATACCTTCAGCGTGGTTAATTAAAGAATATGATAGTAAAGGTAATTTAGTTTGGTATGGCTTACTAATGAGTGAGCCTACTGAACTATCTTGGGTTAAAGACCTTAAAAATAAACAACATAACTTAGAGATTATTCCTCTTATCCCTGATGAGAAGAATATTAAACGTATCAATAACACTAAGAAGTATGACGCTAAAAAGCTAGCAGAGGCTCATGGTGGATTATGAGTCAGATCTTAGATAAAAGATTCTTAAGAAAGTTATATGATTGTTATATAACTC